CGGCGAAAGTCCGCGGCAGCGCAGGCCATCCAGTCGGCGTCGTGGAGGTGGTCTTGCACGGCAGCGCTGGCGTCGCGCATCTGCGCTGCGGCTTCGTCTTGGGTGAGCTCGCCGGACGCGCGGTAGTGAGCGAAGACGGTTTTGAAGTCGGCGCGGAATTGGGCGAGGTCAGTCATCGAAACCACCCCGCTTCCTGCCCTGCTTCTGCGGTTGCGGCTGCGGCCAGTCGCCGAATAGCGAGTCGAATCGGGTGTATTCGCCCTGATAGGCAAGGCCGACGAACCCGCCCGTTGGCCCTTGGCGGTTCTTGATGATTCCGAGTTCGGCCAGCCCCTTGTAGGCGCTGTCCGGGTTGTAGATTTCGTCCCGGTACAGGGTGAAGATCGCATCGGCGTCCTGCTCGATCGCGCCTGAGTCCCGAAGGTCGGACGCCAGCGGACGGCGATTCGGGCGCTCTTCGCACTTGCGGGAAAGTTGCGAGAGCGCAATCACCGGCATGGCAAACTCCTTGGCGAGTTGCTTCAGTCCGCGGCTGATCTGCTCGATCTCGGCGTTGCGCGACTGCCCTGACTCTTCGCTCACCATGAGCTGCAGGTAATCGACCACCAGCAACCCCAGGCGGCCTAGCTGGCGCGCAGCTTTGCGGACCTTGTTGCGCACCGCTATGAGCGTCAGAGACGGCTGCTCATCGAGCATCAGCGGCGTGTTCCGCAGTTGCGGCGCAAGCGCGGTCAGGCGGTCGTAATCGTCGCTCGTCATCTCATTGGCGCGGATCACGCGACCGAGCGGCACGCGGGCGTGCAACGAGGTGATGCGGTCCATCAGGTCGGACTCGGGCATCTCCTGCGAGCAGAACAGGGCCGGGCGATCGTTCAGCGCGAAGTGCAGCGCGACCTGCATCGCAAAGGCGGACTTGCCGACACCTGGACGGGCCGCAAGGATGATCAGTTGCCCAGGATGCAGGCCGCCGTTCATGCGCTTGTCGAGGTCCGGGAAGCCGGTCGACAGGCCGGTCGGCACACGCCCCTCGCGGCGGTCGTCGATGCGCGACAGGTGGCGGCGCATCGCGTCCTTGATCGTCACCGGCTCGAACTTGCGACTCACTCGATCAGTGAGAGACATCACCTTGGCCTGAGCCGCATCAACCTTTTCGGCGGCGCTCTTGCCCGGCTCGACGGCTGCCGTGGCGATCTCGTCGCCAATGGCGCGCAAGGTGCGCAAGGTGGCACGCTCAATCACAATTTCGCAGTGACGGCGCACATTCGCGGCAGACGGGGTGTTGTCGGCCAACTCTGCGATGTAGGCAAACCCGCCGCAGCGCCCCACCTCGCCCGACTCTTCGAGTTCAGCAAAAAGCGCCATCAGGTCGAACGGCTTGTTGGCCAGGCTCAGGCGCTGGATGGCGGCGTAGATGCGGCGATGGTCTTCGCGGTAGAAGTGGTCGGCCTTCAGCGCATCCACGCGCTCAATCGCGTTCGCATCGATCAGCAGCGCACCCAGCACGGACTGCTCGGCCTCGTCGGAGAACAGGAGGTAGTCGCTCATGCTGCGACCTCCCGGTGGTACTTGTTCTCGAGCGTCTTGGCGAACCCGGACGGCGACATCAGAAAGTCGATGTCGGCAACGAAGGGCGGCTTTCCGGGAAGCCCTGGGGTGCGGCCGGTCAGGAAGTCGGACTCCGCGCAAACCTCGAAGAAGCGCCGCCAAGCGACAAGCCCGTCAGCGCGGCTGCTGTAGCCAAAGGGCGCGCAGTTGAGCTTTGCAGCCTCTTTCCATCGCGCACGAATCGCGGCTCGCCGTGCATCCGAGAGCACCTTGCAGCGCGGGTTGTCGGGCAGGATCTCGTGGTACAGGGCAACGATTGCGTCAGTAGGGCATGCCGTCTGCTGCGTCGTCGCTTGCGGCCCGACAGGGGCGCTGGCGACAGAGGTGTTGAGGTTCTCTACGTTAGGAGACGGTAACGGAGACGGAGACGGAGACGGTGCACTGCTATTTTCTGCTTCTTGCATGCTACTAGCAGAACTAGCACATGCTTCATGCTTGCATTGATCGTCCTTGTTGCTTGCTTCACGCAGGCGTGAGGCATAAGCAGGCATCATTTCAGCAGCCTTTGCGCGTCCATGATGCTTGCACAGAGCAAGCCATTTTGACTTCTCTGAACGGGCTTCAGCGCCTGCTGCCCATGGGTTGTGCTCCTGCCAGTCATGGATCGAATACGCGCCCTCCTCGCCATCTACAAAGCCGACTTCGATCAGCGCTTTGATGAACGCGCCTTCCTCGCCCTGCCAATCCGCAGCAAGCTCTACGTCCTCACCAGTCATGCCCGAAAGGTCGCCGTCTGGGCGTGATTGAGCCGCCCACAAGAACAGGCAAATCAGCGCCCATGCGCCCTCCTTGCCGACCCTGCGTATCAGTTTCTTTGTCTTTGGGTGGGCGGGAAGGCCCACAGCAATGCGTGCGTCGATCATTTAGCACAAACCCTTGATTGCGCTTGTAGTCACGCTCAGATCAGAAGACCCCACGCTTTCTTGTGCTCGACGAATCAACTTCCTCGGCGCAGGGGAGGACAAGAATGAAATATCTCCATAAGCAACATGGGTGAACTCTTCGCGGAGGTACGCAAAAACCATGTTCAGATCATCGCCAGTGAGAGCAAAGAATTCCCGGTTTTGGCTTACGCGAAACTCGGAAAGCCTTGCGTGCATTTCGCGCTCGACTCTTACCGCTTCATTGACCTCTGCGAAGCACACAACATCAAACGGGATGGGCGCTGCCGTTGCGTTTGATAGCTCTTCCGCCCTCTGACTTGGAGCGCGATCCGTCATGCCGATCTTGTAGATTCCGGGCATGCACTCATTGCGAAGCACATAGACAAAACCGTAATTTGAGGCCATAATTTCCTCGCTATCTGAGCCCCGCCGAGCGCCTGCCAGCGCGATGACGCGGGGCTTTTCTTTGGGCGCCATCAGGCCGCGCCCTTCGCCTTTTTGGCGGCTTCCGCCGATGCGAGAATGTGGGTTCTCACATCACGCTCCTTCGCAAAGGGGAAGCCATGAAACTTCATGCTGTCGTTCTGAATCGTCAGTGGGCACACGAACTCGGTGCCGTCATCGAACCGTACCTGGAGACGGTCGGCCGCCCGCCCAACGACTTGCCCGTGCTGTACGCGCGCAAGATCAAAGCCGACGCGCCCATGCTGGAAGCCACGGCCGATCGAGACGGCGTGCCAATGCTGGTGTGCATCCCATACGGCGCCGTCATGGCGATCGTCGAGACCACCAGCGAGCGGCGAATCGGGTTCGTTTGAGGCGAGCATCTGAGCAGCTCCACCTGATGCGAGAATGTTGGTTCTCACGTCACGATCCTTCGCAAAGGGGAGCTATGAAACAATCCGACCCAGCCGCCCTGGCTGCGCGCATTGCCGACCTTGAGGTCATCGTCAAGACGCAGGAGCTCATGCTGATCTCCGTTGCGGCTGCGCTTGACGACCTTCCAAGGCTGATCGCCTGCATGCGCAGCACGGCCGCCCAGCAAGACGCGCACGGGCTCTACGCCACTTCTCTTTCAGACGAGCAACTGCAGCGCGTGCTTGCGCGCTTTGAGGCGGCTGCGGATGCGCTGCAGCGGCGCACGCAGAGGCCATAGCGGCGCAAATGGCGGCCACGCTGAGGTCAATGCGGGGGTCTTCTGACGACATCACTTCTTCGCCTTCGCCTTCTCGGTCATCTCGCGCAGCGCGCGCCGGGCCATCGCCATCAGCGCGTCGTGCAACTCGCCGTCCTCGCCGAGCGCCTTGACGGCCGAGTCAATCCCGTTCAACTGATCCAGCACGCGCTCCATGCGCGCGATCAGCTCCGCGTCGCCACCCGCCTCCAGTTCGTCCTCATGGACGATCCGCAGGCCCGACGTTTCGAGCATGTGCAAAACCTCGGGCAGGTTCGCCACGCTGTCGCCCGACAGCCAGCGGCACACCCACGATTTGTCATGGCCGACGCTGCGACCGATGGTGGTGTAGCCGCAGTCCTGAAATGCCCGGACCAGCGCGCCCTTGCTCTTTCGCGCGCTGTGCGTGTTGGGCTCCGTTGTCATGCCGTTTCGCATGACGGCGGGCATTTGGCTGATGCTGTAGTCAAGGGAGTGAACGGAGGCAGTCATGGATCTACTCGCTGATAAAGGTCACGGTGGCAAGGGGCTTCCCAGGCAGGAAGCCAATGAATGTGTTGCTCGGCTCGACGCCATCGAGGCACTGGTGCTCGCCTGCGCACATCACCTTTCGGTCGAGGCGCCGCACATTGCGCGCGCCGTCGGCCTGCGGGTGCGCATGCAGGCGGAACGGGAAGCCGACGAAGCGGCGCGGCGTCTGTTCGCCAGCGTGGCGCGGCTGTTGGAGTGCTGAAGGCGGACTGACGTGGCGCATCACGCCCTCCCCGGCGCTCCGCTACTGCTCTCGCACTCCTTGAGCAGCGCAGCGAGCCGCAGCGCGTCATCCACTGATTTGGGGGCTTCGCCCTTCTCCCAGCGCGAGATCCGACCCTGCGGAACCCCGCGGCCTTGCGCGTCATTTCTGAGCCTGCGGGCAATCTCTGACTGCGAGAGGCCCGCTGCCCTTAGACGGAGGATGATGCTTTGAACGGTATCCATGCTCGCCATTATACGATCGCGTATAACGCTGTCAATGCGCACGCACATTACTCGCTCGCGCATAGTTCACGCATGAGGTTGACGGACAACATCCGGGCGCTTGTCGATGCCGTGCGCAAGGAACGCGGCATCAGCTTGAACGCCCTTGCAAGGGAGATCGGCATCAACCAGCCGACGCTCCTGCGCATCTATGAGGGTGAGTCCAAAGAGCCAAAGCTGGAGAATCTTGCCAAGATCGCGCGCTACTTCAGGGTTAAGAGCGTCGACGATCTCTATCACGCAGACCTGACCGGCGACCGTTCGCAGCAGCTAGACCTATTGCCTTCGTCTAATACCCAAAGCGAGCAGTCGGAGGTAATATTTACCCCAGATAACGTCGTCTCCATTCCTACTGACGCTGCCTGGCCTTTTGCGCGCGTGCCTGTCGAGCGTATTCGCGCGCTCGACGCGGAGCAGCTTGGCTTTGTGCAGGGCCGCCTGCTGTCCGCGCTGGAGGAGGTTGAGGCCGACGTCGCAAGAACGAGGCCCAGCAAACGCGCTTCGTGAAGCGCGCGTGGACGTGCAAGGTAATCCCGTTCCCTGGATTGCGGGGGGGGGTAACTCTAAAGACATGAGGTGGTAAACATTGATTGAACGCTATCTCCCGCAGTCAGTGCTGCAGCGCTACGAGGTGCACAACTTCCGCCACGCAGCCGAGGTGCTCGCAGCTGGCTGCGCCGACGAGATGGCCGAACTGGTGCGCGCACTCGAAGCCTTTCGCATCACGCGCGCCGACCTGCTCGCGCCTGGCGGCAACGAGTCCGCCATTCCGCGGCGCATGGCGGGCCTGCTTCGCCCGTCAGGCTGGTTTGAGTCGCGTATCTACGGCGATCTGCTGGTGACAATGGAGACGCGCGCCGACACCGGGATCGTGCGCCACGAGCGGCGCCTCGAGCGCTTCATGGATGGCCACAAAATCGACTTCGTGAAGAACGCCGTCGCGTTCGATATGGAGTGGAACAGCAAGGACCAGACCTTTGACCGCGACCTGTACGCCTTTCGTGCGTTCCATGAGGCGGGCGTGATCAGTGCAGCGGTACTGCTCACGCGCAGCGAATCCATGAACGAAGTGTTCCGCGAACTCGGTATCATGCCGAAGTACGGCGCCAGCACCACTTGGATGGGCAAGCTGCTCTACCGGATCAATGCTGGCCGCAGTGGCGGCTGCCCGGTGCTTGTGCTGGGCATTACGCCAAAGCTGATCAAGGACCAAGACCATGAATGACGCCTCGCAAGACCTGCTCAGCCGTGTCGGCGGGCGCAAATTCCGCACGATTTTGGCGGACCCGCCGTGGCAGTTTCAGAACCGCACCGGAAAGATGGCGCCCGAGCACAAGCGCCTGAATCGCTACGGCACGATGACGCTGGACGACATTCTTGCTTTGCCGGTCGCGCAACTCGCCGACGACCCTGCGCACCTTTACCTGTGGGTGCCGAATGCGCTGCTTCCCGAGGGGCTGCAGGTCATGCAGGCGTGGGGCTTTCAGTACAAGAGCAACATTGTCTGGCACAAGATCAGGAAGGACGGCGGGCCGGATGGGCGCGGCGTCGGCTTCTACTTCCGCAACACGACCGAGTTGCTGCTGTTCGGCGTGCGCGGCAAAAACGCACGCACCCTCGCACCCGGTCGCCGGCAGGTGAACATCATCAAGACAATGAAGCGCGAGCACTCACGCAAGCCGGACGAACAGTACGAGCTGATCGAGTCGTGCAGTCCGGGTGATTACCTCGAGCTCTTCGCGCGCGGCAGTCGCGACGGCTGGGCAACCTGGGGCAACCAAGCCGACGACTACACTCCGGACTGGCCGACGTACAGCAATCATTCGCAATCTGCTGTCGCAGAGGCGGCCGCGTAGAACGACGAGCCGGTTGAGGCGGAGCGCCGCGCCATTGAAAAAGATTGATCAATGGAACCTATTTTCACAGTCGACGAGCTTCAGCGCTTCTTCTCTGAGAAAAGCGCAGACATGGATTGCCCGGCATGCAAGCGCGACACTTGGCTGGCAGACATTCCACACCAGGATCATCAAACTCTGCAACGGTGGTCTAACGTGGTTGAGTCCGACCGCGGAGCAAGATTAAGGGTCATCTTGGTGTGCGCGCACTGTGGATTTATACGCGAGCATGACGCGCAGACCATCCTGAACTGGAAGGAGGCTGGCAATGGGTAAGATTCTTGCGATGCCAGCCGGTAGCGGGCCTACAATGAGCGCTGGAGACAGTGGAGGCCCGCCGATGACCGATTACGTGACGCACGCCGAGTTTCAAGAGTTCCGCCACGAAGTCGGGGAGCGGTTTGCGCGCGTCGAAACCCGTCTCGACCAGACCGCAACCAAGGAAGATGTGGCATCAGTGAAGGCCGAAATTCATCGCGGCATCGTCGAGACGCAGCGCTGGATGATCGCCACCGTCGTCGGGCTGTTCATCGGCTTCGGCGGCCTGTTCATGGCCATGACCTGGTGCGCGACAAGCCCCGCCGTTCAGGGCGGGGAAGGATAGCGCGGACGGCGTAGCCGTCCTTGCCTTTGCCTCTCAGTGCGGTGTCTGCTGCTGCTCGATGTACTGGCGCACGATGTATGATTGAGCCATGCAACGACTTCAAGCCTACAAGTACGAACTGATGCCAGACGGTCAGCAAGAGCGGCAAATGCGCCGCTTCGCTGGCTCGTGCCGGTTCGTGTTCAACAAGGCACTGGCGTTGCAGAAGGAGCGCTACGAGCAAGGCGAAAAGAAGCTCGGCTACGCCGGGCTGTGCAAGCTGCTCACCGAATGGCGTAACGGTGCGGATACGACGTGGCTCTCTGATGCGCCGGTGCACCCGCTGCAACAGACGCTCAAGGACTTGGAGCGGGCCTACAGCAACTTCTTCGCCAAGCGGGCGGACTTCCCGCGCTTCAAGAAGAAGGGGCAGCGCGATAGCTTCCGCTACCCCGAACCGAAGCAGATCAAACTCGATCAGGGTAACAGTCGCATCTTCTTGCCCAAGCTCGGCTGGCTGCGTTACCGCAACAGCCGGAAGGTGCTGGGTACGGTCAAGAACGTTACCGTGAGCCTGTCGGGCGGCAAATGGCATGTGAGTATCCAGACCGAACGCGAGGTCGAACAACCCATTCCGCAAGGCGAAGCGGTCGGTATCGACATGGGTGTGGCGCGATTTGCAACGCTCTCGGACGGCACGTTCTACGTTCCACTCAACAGTTTTAAGCGGCATGAGACTGCTTTGCGCAAGGCGCAGCAGGCGATGAGCCGCAAAACGAAGTTCAGCAGCAACTGGAAAAGGGCCAAGGCCCGCGTCCAGCGTATTCACGCCCGCATCGGCAACGCCCGCCGCGACTATCTGCACAAGACCACGACCACGATTAGCCAAAACCACGCGATGGTGTGTATCGAGGACTTGCAGGTACGGAACATGTCCAAGTCGGCGGCAGGCACAACCGAGCGGCCGGGCAAGAACGTTCGGGCTAAGTCCGGCCTGAACAAGTCCATCCTCGACCAAGGTTGGTTCGAGTTCCGTCGCCAACTGGACTACAAGTTGGCGTGGAAAGGCGGTTGGCTGGTTGTCGTGCCGCCACGGAACACGAGCCGGACCTGTCCGTGCTGCAGCCATGTGTCGGCGGACAATCGGCAGACACAAGCGCGATTCGCCTGCGTGGAATGTGGCTTCGAGGAAAACGCCGATCTGGTCGGCGCGATCAATGTTCTAAGGGCGGGACACGCCCGGTTCGCCTGTGAAGTGAGCGGTGCGGTAATGCCGCCAGCAGCAGGAACCCACCGAAGCGACTCAGGGGCTGCTCAATGCCGCGCCTGAGCGCCGTAGGAATCTCCGGCCTTCAGGCCGGAGAGGATGTCAACAATGCACTCAAGCCTGGCGCTGCACCAGCGCCAGCGGCCGCGCAGCCGCCGGTGATCATCAATATCCCATCGCCTGCACAAGCGCCGCCAGCGGCTGCGCCTGCCGCGCCGACGCAGTAAGCGCTTCACTTCACACAACAGCCCGCCTCGAGCGGGCTTTTTTCGTCGCAAGTTATACGTTTGCGTATTGACTTGCCTATACGACCTTGTATAAAGTCACCCCGTCGCCACACGCCGAGGCGCCCCAAGTCACCGGGGCGAATCCAGAAGGCCGGTACTCCGGCAGCGGGTGGCAATGCTTTAACAACCAGCCAACAACGCGCCCGCATAGAACCGGGTGGCGACCGTCCTGCACCGGACGGGAAATAGGCGCAGCCCGGACAAAAATCCGCGCCAGCGCAGCAGTGCTAGTAAGCGCACCGAGCGAATCATCGGGCGCACAGATTGGCCGCTCCCAAAGCGGCAAAACACTTGGCCGCTTCTCACGAGGCGGCACAAGGAAGCCTCGATTAACCCGGAGTGCGGTCACGGGGCGCAGCAATGCGCGGTAGCCGTATCGGGGCTTCCTTGTGGATGCACACGGCAAAGCGCCTCGTCAGTGCGCAACGGGTTCCAACTTGCCCGACCCATGCGGATGCACCCGTACCGCAGCAGATCACCGCGAATGGGGATGACGGCACACACCACACATGAACGCACGGACTCAAGGCGCTTTCGCGCATGGGCTTTTTACCGTGGCCGGTAGAGCGTAAGCCGGCATCATTACGACGCCCCATGAACCTGCAGCCGACGCAGGCCGCGCAGGGTTAAATGCGCGGGACTCCGCCGCGCCGAGCTGCCGGCCAGTCGTGCAGCAGCAACCGCCACCGCAGGCCCAGCGCACCGGGCGAGCGCCTCCCCTCAAGGCCGGATCATGCGGCGCCCCCTCGGGGGCTTTTCTGGCTCGCTTCACCCGTTTCGGGATGCCTGATCTACGCCCGGCGCCCTCCCTCGCCGGTTCAGCGAGGCGGGCCAGCAAAGTCTCTCTCCTCTTCAGCCCGCCACGTGCGGGCGTTTTTTTGGAGGCAGGTAGCGCAATGCGCTTTGGATCAGTTTGCAGCGGCATCAAGGCCGCATCGGTTGACGGAAAGGTCTGCACAAAGTGCGGAACACATAAGCATTTAGACGACTTCCACAAATCTTCATCCGCAAGTGATGGCAAGGCGTCATGGTGCAAGAAGTGTGTCAACAGCATCCGGCGCGACAACAGGAAAAGGACATACACGCCCGAAAACAAGCGGAAATGGCAAATCAAGACGCGGTACGGAATGACCGTTGCCGAGGTTGATGCGATGCACGCAGCGCAAAGCGGATCGTGCGCGGTGTGCAAAAAGCCGATCAGCAAATTCCATATCGATCACGACCACAACACCGGCAAGGTGCGCGGCCTGCTGTGCCACAGGTGCAACGTGATGATTGGGGGTTGGGATGACAAAGAATGGCTCGAAGCTGCCATGCGCTACATGGGGGTCACGAAATGAGGTTTCTCAGCGTATGCAGCGGAATCGAGGCAGCAAGCGTCGCGTGGAATCCGTTGGGGTGGGAGGCAGTTGCATTCAGTGAGATCGAACCGTTCCCGTGCGCAGTCCTCGCTCATCACTATCCAAGCGTCCCGAATTGGGGCGACATGACAAAGTTCCAGGAGTGGCCCGATGCAGATGTCGATCTTCTTTGCGGAGGAACCCCATGCCAGTCCTTCAGCGTTGCAGGACTGCGAAAAGGACTGGCAGATCCGCGTGGCAACCTCATGCTTACCTTTGGTGCCATTGCTGCAAAGTATCGCCCCCGCTGGCTGGTATGGGAGAACGTCCCCGGCGTCTTGTCGAGTAACGGAGGGCGGGATTTTGGAGCCTTCCTCGGGATGCTGGGGCAACTCGGGTATGGGTTCGCATACCGAGTTCTTGACGCTCAGTACTTTGGAGTTCCACAGCGCCGCCGCCGTGTGTTCGTTGTCGGATGTCTTGGAGACTGGCGACGTGCCGCAGCGGTACTTTTTGAGCGCCACAGCATGTCGGGGGATTCTGCGCCGAGCCGCGAACAGGGGAAAGTCGCTCCCACCATCCCTAGCCGCAGCACTGGAGGCGGTGGCCTCGGGACAGATTTCGACTGTGACGGCGGAATCGTCTGCGTAGCCACGGGTCAGGCCGGTGCCGAAATCGGTGCCGACATGGCGCCGACGCTGAACTGCAACCACGAAGCGCCGTATGTGGCGCACTCCCTGCGCGGCGAGGGCTTCGACGCCAGTGAAGACGGAACGGGGCGCGGCACGCCGCTTGTTCCTGTCGCGTTTTCCTGCAAGGACTATGGCGGCGACGCCGGGCCTATCAGCCCAACGCTTCGCAGCATGGGTCATGACGGTAGCCATGCGAACGCAGGCGGGCAGGTAGCCATCGCCTTCAATGCCCGCCAAGACCCCGACCACTGGCACGATCGCACCGGGCCGCTTGACACGGACGGCAGCACGCAGGCGGTCGCAATCCCATTCGATACGACCCAGATCACCAGTGCCGCGAACTACAGCCGGCCGAAGCCGGGCGATCCATGTCATCCGCTTGCGGCTGGGGCGCATCCGCCTGCGGTTGTTTTTACTCAAGGAGATGAGCGTGCCAGCGCACAAGAAACCAACGCCAATCAGACATTGCGCGCAGTGCGGGAAGCAGTTGGAGCGCAAGCGTTTGCCGAATGGGGACTTGGAATACTTGATTCACTTCAACAGTCGGAAGTATTGCGACAGGTCGTGCATGGCAAAGGCATTCGACTCCCGGCATTCAGTAGAAGTTGGGTGGTCTGCTGCACACTCGGCAGCCCGTTCTCTTGTTCCGAAGGGGCCGTGCAATCGCTGCGGGAAGCCGCAGGCGAGGGATGTGCATCACAGGGATGGGAACCATCTGAACAACTCGCTGGAGAACTTGGAGCGTATCTGTCGGAGCTGTCACGTCCTGGAGCACAGGCAGAGAGGTTTATGCGTGATCTGTGGCAAGCCGATGAAGGGGCTGGGCTACTGCGAGAAACACTATCAGCGATTCAAGAAGCACGGCGATCCGCTGATAGTGAAAACAAACCAGCACACGCAAGCCTTCAGGTGCGCAGATTGACAACGCATGAGTGCGCGTTTTTGCAGGGATTTCCGCGCAACTACCTCGACATCCCCTATCGCAACAAGCCTGCTGCCGATGGGCCGAAGTACAAGGCGCTTGGCAATAGCTGGGCGGTGCCCGTTGTGCGGTGGATTGGCGAGCGAATACAGCAAGCCGTCGATCCAACCTGACCCCAGCCCGCCCCGCGCGGGCTTCTTTTTTGGAGATCCACCATGAACGGATGCCTCTGCGGCGGCTGCCGCGACTGCCTGCGGGCGCAGGGCTATGACGAGGACGGCGATGCGGTCGAGACGGTCGCCGCCAATCTGCTGGATGAGTACCTAGCCAGCGCGCACTGGATCGGCGAGGCGTCCTGCAGCCTGACCGACGAGGAATACCGCGCCATTGACGCAGCGCACGCCGAGCGCAACTCCGAGAAGCTGTTCGCGGTGCGCGACACGGCAATCCGGCGCGTGCTCTCGCGCTGGGCCGATGAGACGGCGCGCGAGCGCCTGGAGAAGATCAGGCGCGAGGCGGAAGCGGATGCGTTTGAGATGGCAATGGAGGACTGAAATGGACATGCAACTCGCCCGCGCCGCAGTGCGCGCCTATCCCCGCACGGACTGGTCTGATCGCCGCGCCGTGAATGCGCACCGCCGCCGCTACATCGCCGCACGGCTGTCGCTTGGCGAGCGATGGCTGTTGGCAAAGCGTGTCGCCCGCACGATCAACAGCGACCGCGCCGTGCTCGCGGTCTGCCTCGCCGGCTGGCCAGTGATCCTTTACGACGTTTTCGTGTGGGCCGCCGCATGACTCAGGAGGTCGATCTGCAAACGGCCTACACGTTGATGAAAGAGGCCAACGAGCTACTGATCCTTCGCAACTGCGCGCTCGCGCAGGCGCTTGGCGACATGCTGCGCATCGACCCGACCGAGTCCGACCGGCAGCGGGCGATTCAGGTCTGGTGCAAGGAAATGGGGCTCAGGACGTGATTCTCGAGCAACGGACCTACTTCCCGTCGCACATCGTGCGCCGCGCGGCCTATGACCGGCTCGTGCCGCAGGGTAGCGACAGCGGCTACCTGTACTGGCTGCAGCGGCAGCGCAATGCGTTTGAGCGACTGCACCCAAAGCTGAAGGGCGATGAATTCCACCGGGCGTTTGATCGGTGGCTGGAAAGATTGACTTTGGAGGATGTGAAATGAGCACCGAAATCACCACGCAGAAACAGACCTTTTCCCTTGCTCCGAAAGACCTGGATGAGGCAATGCGCTTTGCAGACATGCTGGCGAGCGCAAGCATCGTGCCGAAGGACTACATCGGCAAACCCGGCAACGTCCTGGTGGCAATCCAGTGGGGAATGGAGCTCGGCCTGCAGCCGATGCAGGCCATGCAGTCGATCGCCGTCATCAACGGCCGCCCGAGTCTCTGGGGCGACGCGATGCTCGCGCTGGTCAAGGCGCATCCGGCGTTCGAGTGGATCAAGGAAGAGTGCGACGGCAATGTCGCGACCTGCACGATCAAGCGCCGTGGCGAGCCTGAAGTAGTGCAGTCGTTCTCGATGGAAGAGGCCAAGCGTGCCGGGCTCACCGGCAAGCAAGGCCCATGGACGCAATACCCGAAGCGAATGCTTCAGATGCGCGCCCGCGGCTTTGCTCTGCGCGACGCCTTTCCCGATGCGCTTCGCGGCGTCGTTTCTGCCGAAGAGGCGCGCGATACGCCCGCCGAGCGTGACATGGGCGCAGCCGAGGTCGTCAGCAGCCGGCCCGCTCAAGCAGCACAGCCTGCCGCCCTGCCCGAGTACTCGCAGGATGCCTTTGCCGACAACCTGCCGAAGTGGTCCGCCCTGATGCAGTCCGGCGCCAAGACGGCCGACCAGATCATTGCGATCGTCAGCACCAAGGGCGCGCTGTCCGAGGCTCAAAAAGCCGCGATCCGCGCCGCAGCGCAACCCAAGCAGGAAACGCCCCCCGAGGTCATCGACGCGCCCGAGCAGAAAGCCCAGGCCGATGACGACGGCTGGATTGAAGACTACGAAAGCACGGAGGCGGCGCAATGATTCCAGCCTGCGAACTGCGAAAGCTCGTCGAGCTTGATCCTTCAACCGGGAAAATGACGTGGAAACATCGGGACGCCTCCTACTTCAAGGATAGCGGCGGCAGATACACGCAGGAGCGTGCCGCCCGCGTTTGGAACACCAGATACGCTGGGAAGCCGGCGTTTGATGCGCCTCACAGAATGGGCTATCTGACTGGAACCCTGTTCTACAAGGATCTGCTTGCTCATCGCGTTGTATGGGCTCTTGTCTATGGCGAGTGGCCGTCAAACACCATTGACCACATCAATGGCGTAAAGACGGACAACCGCCCGGAGAATCTGCGCGACGTTAAACACATTGAAAACATGCGCAACCAAAAGGCTCGCAGCAACAATACATCAGGCGTAACCGGCATATTCCACAGAAAACAGAATGCAAAGTACGACGCATTCATACACGTCAATGGCAAAAAGAAGCACGTCGGAACTTTTGATGAATTGAATGATGCTGTTCTTGCTAGGGGAAAGGCTGCATCTGAAAACGGATTTCACGAAAACCACGGGGGAAAACGATGAAAACGCTTGATGTCGTCCAAGGCACGCCAGAGTGGAGTGCCGCGAGAGCAAAGGCTTTCACCGCCAGCGAAGCGCCGGCCATGATGGGCGTCAGCCCCTACCTCACGCGCAGCGAACTGCTGCGCGAGAAGAAGCTTGGCATTCCGCGCGAGCATGACGCGGCGACGCTCGCCCGATTTGCCGCCGGCCACGATGCGGAAGCCGCGGCGCGCGCCATCGTCGAGCGCGACATCGTGTTCGAAG